TTTTGCCTCAACCTTTTGCCTCAACCTTTTGCCTCAACCTTTTGCCTCAACCTTTTGCCTTTTGAGCTTGATACCAATTCCAACCGTCTTCTTCTGTTTTAAGACGGGTTGGTGAAGAGTTGGAGCGTCCAACACTAGGAGTTTGTCTACCTCCTGATAAGCGACTGGCTGTAGCGCCCGCTGCTTGTTTCCTTCCTTTCATTTGGTCAGCTCTCCATTTGCTAAACCGTTGTAGTGCTCTAGCATAATTAACGTCTAAATTCTCTAGAGCACGACGAGTAGGAGCATCCGCTTGTTCCCACCATCTGAAGAAGTCTTTTTGTAGTTCTGTCTTTGGTTCAGTCACATTACCATTAGCATCCCGGCTTACAATCGCTTCCGCATCAAATGGTAGGGAATCGATTAGCGCTGGAACTACTGATTGCATCATTTGTTGGTTATAACTTTCCAACATAGGATTGATGTGGGGTTGAAGAGCTTCCGGCCCTAGAGGAGTGACCGCCATTGATTCCTTTAGAGCCTCAGATAAAGCCGGCACTAAAGAGTTAATTAGACGATCTCCCAACTCCCCATTATCATAATCCTTTAACCCTGTTCGCAGTGCATCTACAACCTTATCTAGTTTAGGTTCAAATACAGGTTGGCTCCCAAGCCGCTCTTGTATTCCGCTCATGCGATCCATGATTGGATTAATAAGTTCTCCAATACGGGATTCAAATCCCCGTAGGACATTCGGCAGCTCACGCACATATCCTAACTGGTTGGCGGTATCTTCTGCCGTGAAATCACCTACAAAATATTCAGGATCAAGAGGCTCATCTCCAAAAGAGTCTTCACCTTCCAGCGAGCCTTCCCCATCCAGCGAGCCTTCCCCATCCATTGGTTCTTCATCCATCAATCGATGTGTTAACTTAAACATGTTTTACCTATGCTTTGAAAGTGAGCGGATTAGTTCTCGTAGTTCTTTTATTTGGCCACGAAGGGTATTGGTTATATCAGGGTCTAGAAGGGGAGTAGCACACTCTTCAAGGAGGAGAGCTTTCTTTGATTCTAGACTGTCTAAAAAGCCTTCCATATCTACCCTTTTTCTGCCAACTACTAATTCGATTGGAAGATTTTCATAGGGGCGCTGAAGATTAGTCACTGGTTGAGTCCTAGGATATTAAGAGAATCTTCTAAGCTAGGCTCACCCGATGATTCCATAGGCTGCCTGTCCTGCCTGTCCTGCCTGTCCTGCCTGTCCTGCTCATCTTCCTTCTTTTTGTCCTGCTTTACTGCCTCAAGAGCAATATTTCCGGCAGCTTGAGTTGTTATTGCATCAGCAGCTTGTTCGATACTTTGCCCCCGAAGCTGTGCGTCCAATGCAATCTTCATACGATCAGTAGCATCCTTCATTTGTGCCACTAATCGGTCAGTCTCGCTTCGAAGCTGTTCAACTTGGACCTTTGCGTCTGGAGCTGATTGCGCTGCCTCTAATTGCTGACGCTCCTCGTCATCAAGATCCAATTGCTTAGGATCAAATTGGAGGCCAGACAAAAACATATCCATTGCTTTTTTAGGACTCTTTCCATAAATGGGTTGGACAGTACGGTCTAATACCTGGATTAGAGATTGTTGTTGAAGGTCCCTAGTGATTAACGCAGCAGATCCTAGGGCTTCAGCAGTAGCATCTGATTTAGCGTTTTCAGGACCATATTTTTGAACCCACTCATAAAAATCCTGTATGATCGGAGCACAAACATTATCATCCCACTGCTTTACAAACATTCGAAGATTCGTAATAGAATTATTTAGAAGTGCTTGAGTCACACCAACGCTGTCACTACTAGGCTGGCCTTGGAGAAGAAGAGGTAAACCAGTAGTCAATTCAGCCATACGAAGCCATAAGTCAGTCAATGGAAGAATCTTATCTAAGTAGTTGGGGAATTCTAAAGTTCCCATAGCCTGCTTTGGATCATACTGTTGGCCGGTTAGGGAATTTAAAGAGTCATTTAAAACTCGCCACCGCTTATAAGCATGGGGATTCCACCCTTCTCCTTCAAAAGGCTCAATTAACCCCTCTTTGATTAGAAGTTGGAAGCCTACACTCCATCCCATGTTATCATTACAGGCCCGAATTGCTGTATTAAGTCCTCGCTGGGGAGTTTCAATTTGTTCTGGAATACCAATGCCAACCCACGAATCAAATCTCGGTTCCCACACGAGAACGCGGTATGGAAAATGAGTAGCATCCAATGGCATTGGACTTATTCGAACTACCCGATCGTTGATTAGTTCAAATAGGACCGGGGTACAAAAATATCCTTCTTCCTCAACCATCTTGCTAAAATCAAAGACTCCAGTGCGCCGCCATATAGTATATGACTTTTGGTCTTCCCCACCTTTTATTACGCTAGGCGTCTTTGGCTTCTCATCTAGACAGAGCTGGATTTGAGACTGGATATAATCAGGGTCCTCCATCAACTCCTCAAGAGCTGACTTAGTAGTATATGGATCCTCCTCCCAAAAGAAGCGGCCATTCTGGATATTCGTACCACACCCAGGCATGTCTGGATAGCAGTTCTCTACCGGAATACATTCTATTGCTGGTTGATATAGAAGCTTATTCTCAATCTCTTTTTGAACCACCGCCCCCTCTAGAGGGTCTTCAAAAGCGAACGGGATAGCGGTTATGAATTCTTGGACATCAGGAGTAAGTTTCTTTCTCTTGGAGAATGGTCCCTTGATTACGCCAGTGCCTACCTTTCCGGCCTCCAGAATTTGATTTCGAGTCTCACTGTACCAATTGGATTCAACAAGCCAATCATCAATAAGAGACTTGGCTACTTCAATAGCAGCAATCCTAACTTCATCAGGCTGAGTGACCTTAAGTCGAAGTCTAGCAGGCATCACATCAATAAGATCTGGATACCGCTCCAGTTCCCTAGTAATAATAGCAGTATCACTAACTGGAGTCGGTTTGAGATCCCAATTCCGTTTGTTGCCAGTAGGAAGAAGGATATCAGATACCCTGCTAGTTCCAGCGTTAGTGTATGGGCGAGTAATGTTTACGAAGACCGTACTGCGAGTTTCATGCCCTGTTTTGCCCATAGTTGTACTAATAGGGCCATCTAAGGTACGCCCCTTAGTCCACTCCGACCCCTTTCTATTAACCTCATCGATTCCCTGATATTGTTCTCTTGCCGTTTCCCATACCTCTTCTATCCCACTCTTTCGGCGGGCCGTAATGGCCTTATCTCTCTCTTTTACCAAAGTAGTGGAGAGAGAAATAAGCTGATCATCAGAGAGAGCAAACATTAGATGTCTTTTAGCATCTTGTTTCTACGCTTAATAGCATCAAGCGTATTGCCCATTGATACCGGCGGAGCGGTAGGAGATGCAACCTTAGGCATTTGCTTAGGCATTTGCTTTGCCGGTTGTTGAGGCTGTGCCATACGCTCTTGCATACGCTCTTCTCTACTCTTAGTTAATACATCCCATAAACTTGGCATGCTAAACTCCAGTGGATAATGGGTAAAAGTGGATTTAGATACTACTACTAGAATACCAGATACTATTAATAGTGTCAATAAGAAACGAGTACCCATATAGCTAATACCCCATAACTTTGTCAATTGGTTGCCAAGAGTCCCTAGACATAGAAGAGGTAAGTGCTCCTGGAAATTTAACCAATTTGCCAGTAGGAAGCATAAAAGTAAGCATAAATGAGTCCCACTCATCAGGACTGCGAGAGGCAAGCTTTTCTGCTTTGGACCTGCCCATTGCAAATCGTGACCGATACTCTTCTTTGGACTCAATTAGTAAAAGCCCAGTCTTGTAGGCGTAGTGAATAGCGGTAGCCTGGGTTAGGAATGTTTTTGAGTATGGGATGTATGGGTCTTCTTCTTCTAAATAATCCTTGGCTTGCTTATGAAGATATGCTCGTAGGTTATATTCAAATCCGTTTCCTAAGCGTGCTCCAGTATGAATTGCTTGTAGTACTGGAGCTAACCATGTATATTTTAGTTGGTCAGCACATGATGCCCCTGGACCGTCTCGTTCGATAGAGACGAGGTTTATTGGTCCAGTTTTTAGTAATCCTCTAGCAACATCCTGTATAACTGCTGCTAATTGTAGGCCGTCCATAGAATCAAAAGTTAGTGCTGATAAGTTTAAACGACCACGGCGGCGCCAGATCTTTATCTTATCATTTCCCATACCAGCCGCATCGACCCCTATACACCACGGACGATCAGAAGGAATTTGAATATCTAAAGAATTCCTATCAAATGCCGCCAATATCAAATCCTCACCGATAAACTGAACTGCCGACGCGGTGTTATCTACCATTAGATACTGAGTCTTGAATACTTCGTCGGAAGTCTTTTGCTTCGTTTTTACATACCAATGCTCTTTCTCGGCAGGTAAATCAGGAGATTGACGTTTGCGTGGATCTTGCCACCACTCGAAAACAAATACGTCCTCTTCAGGAAATTGATTCTCAAGGCGGTAAAAATGAGATGCCTTCCACCCTTCAGTAGGGATAGTGCTACCATAGATAATGCAATCAGAGTTAGCAATTAGGGAGGATTCTACTAGTTGTGGGTGTTGGACTTCCGCAAACTCATCCGGAAGGGCAAGAGTAGATCGCCCGCCGCGGCCAATATTGTCTCCTACACCTCCCTTTAATACAGACCCGTTGACTGGATTTACTACTAGCATGTGCTTGGATTGCTTAACCCAGTCTGCCGGTTGGAATGGAAGAGGAAGATTTTTTATGAATGTACGAATCTTCCAGAAGAGAGTATCTGGATCTCCAGGCCCTTTATCGACTTTATCCTCAGTTTGAGAACCATATATTACTACTGTATTTCGGCGAGCTAGCCAGAGAAGAGTGCCGACCGCGGCGTGAATCCACGACATACCTGCGTCGCGGTGCTTTCTACATAAACCATGTGAGCGATGTTTATAATGGTCATATAACCAATCAACATACTCTATCTGGCGAGAGGTTAATATAAATGGTCGGTACTGGAGTCGGATATCTTCCTCACGAGGATCATATGTTACCCCCCAATCACATATAAACTCAGCCCAGTGGCCGTTTAGGTAGTATTGTAGGAGGGGTTCTAATGAACCTGGTTGAAGAGCAAGGCGCTTTAAGTTCTCCTTTCGAGCTTCAATAATACGCTCGTAGGCTGGGAGAGGATTCTTCCAGTCTATTGTTTCGGAGAACTTAATAGCGCGGGAGGACATGGTCAGGGAGCTGTGTCTTGCGAACGACGTTCAGAAAGGTATGTATCTTTTTGTCGACTTCCTTTAGACGACCCGAATTCGAAGTCGAATGCGGTGCTGATGCTACGTGCAAACATACCACCGAGGCTAATGACAAATCCTTGAACCTCCTTCGGAGTAGTTGGGACTAATATCAGAAGGGCTACGATTCCTAAGATTAAGCCAAATGCTACAAAGAGCAGTACGTTTTCACGATTCATAGGGTTATTCTATTCCTGCCCCGGAAGGAGTATCTAGCGGTAATAACCGATAATCATACCAAGCCCCTGACCATGTGCGGATACCTTTTAGCTCTCCTTTGACAGAGCCTACTCGGAAGAGTAAAAGGGAATCTTGTGGGACATCAGAGATAGTATAAGTTGTATCCGTAGTGTTTCCAGCCGCCTCCCAGGGCGTTAGTGTGCATTCAGCTCTAGCCATCTCCAATTGATAGCTTTCAGCCTGCTCAACAG